TCCGCTCCCGCCTGACGGCCCCGGGCCTGGAACTCATCGAGGCCAACGGCATGACCGTCTCCGCCATCGGGTCCTACTGCTCCATGCTGGCCCGCCGGGACCAGACCATTACGCTGATTGGCCAGCTCATGGACCGGCTGGGCGTGGTGGGGGAGGTAGACGCCAGGAAGGCACGGAAGAAAAAGCCCGCAGCCATGACGGATCAGGAGTGGGAGGACTCCGCCGCGCCGTCCGGCATGACGCCGGACGAGCTCATTGAGGCGGTGTCCAAGTTGGACACATTGACCGGCAAGCTGCAAGCCCTGGAGCGGAACCTGCTCCAGTACGCGGAGAAGCTGGGCCTGACGCCGTCGGGCCGGGTGCGGCTTGCACAGAAGCGGGCCCAGGCCGCAGCGCCGGAGCCGGATGATGATCTCTTTGGAGACTGAGCATCCAGACCGCTGAGGCTGGATTTGACAAGTGCATCAAAGGCTTGTGACGCCGGAAGCAATCACCGGGAGTTGATACCCGTTAGGCAAAAGACGAAGACAACAGCGAGTGCAGGCGGCTGAAAACCTGTACAAAACAAAAAGCCTGGGACTTCTCCCAGGCGGCTTGCGGCAAGATTTGACAAAACACAGTGCGTATCGTATAATAAAAAAGCCGTCCAGCCAGGACGGTCAGAAGGGCATTGTTACATAGGCGGTTAGCCACCAATCCCCAGGCGACTTTAATTGGGGGGAGGTGAAGCATATGTGGAAAAAGAAAGTAAGCGCTTTGCTGCGATTCTTGGTATTCGCAGCTATCACAGCGTATTTCCTGACCACAAAAGCGTGTTGACCGCCCGGCTGCAACCCGAGCGGTCAACTATTTCTATTGACCAGGTAAGGTGCTAACCGCCGTAACGGTGCCCTTCTGCTTTCATTATACCCGTCCGCCGCCGCTTTGTCAACAACCCGGCAAAAAGAAAAACTTTCAAAAACCTCTTGACTTTCTTGTTGCTACGATATATAATTTCTATAGCAACAAGAAAGGAGGCGAACCAGTGCCCGCTAAGAGAGGCCGTCCTGCTTCTGATGCCCCTAAGGATTATATGCTCCGGGTTCGGATGGACCAGGAAACGCTACAGCAACTTGATGAATGTTGTGAAGCTGAAGAACTTTCCAGATCCGAAATAGTTCGGAAGGGCATCAAGGAACAGCACAGCCGGATAAAAAAATAGAAACAGCCCGTCACCCTGAGAAAGTCTCGGACTGTTCCTATTCACCAAACCAAGGAGGTTTGATAAATCTGATTATATCAGACCTGCCTTGCGAATTCAAGGAGGTTTTTGTGGAAACTATTGTTATTTCTAATGCTACAAAAGCTGCATCAGATCGAGTCGATTGCTGCATCGACAATCTAAAAGCACTTTTAAGTGCGGCAGATGATAAAGTTCGATTCTATTTGATGAACAAAACCATATTCGGAAATTGCTCTGAGCTTGTCTGGCATTATGCGTTGGAGCTTCAGACACTGTTGTCTATTGCAGAGTCTTGTGTGTTTGATATGGAACGCGCACAAGATTCCGTATCAGATGCGATTTATGGCATCCAAAAGGAGGTGCCCGCTCATGAATGAGAAACAAGCGCGGCACTTGGCTGGACTGCTGACCGATAAGCAGAAGCGGGACCTCTTGCTCCTAGCGGCGATCCTGCTGGAGGAGCACTCCAGTCAGAGGAGGGCCGGGTGATATGGACGAGCTTCAAATCTTTGAGAACCCGGAGTTCGGGACCATTCGGAGCGTTGAGATCGAAAGTGAGCCCTGGTTGGTGGGCAAGGATGTGGCAGAAGCGCTGGGGTATAGCAATCCCCGTGACGCGCTGGCAAAGCACGTTGATGACGAGGACAAGAATACCGTCGCGCTTCGCGACGGTACCTCCGGAAATCCCAATTTGACTGTCATCAACGAATCCGGTCTCTACAGCCTGATCCTCTCCAGCAAGCTCCCCGGCGCGAAGAAGTTCAAGCGCTGGGTGACCAGTGAGGTCCTGCCCGCCATCCGCAGGACTGGCGGCTACATGGCCCCGGCCAAAACCTTGGAGGACCTGACCGCCGCCGTCCAGCTCCTGTCGGAGCAAGTGGAGGAAATGCTGACCCGGGAGGAGGAAAGGACTTCGCTGCTGGCTCTTCCAGCGGGAGGGAGCTCCCAGGCACCGGGGATTGCAGCCAAGCGGCGGTGGATGCGGACCGTCAGCGAGAAGCTGGACTTGCTCTCGGCGAAGCTGAACCGGCCCCACAACCAGATCCTTTCCAGGGTTTATCAGATTCTGGAGAGGGAGATGAGTGTCTCCTTGGACGAGGAACGAATGAAAGCGATAGAAACGTATAACTTGGGCGAGTGCTCGATTTTAACAGCAATCTTCTATAGCGAAAAGCTCAAGCTGGACCTGCAAGAGATCATAGACTTCAATTTGGCTCCGGAAAACCGGGGCTGGTGAGCACAAGTAAACAACTATTTGGGCGAGGCCATGGGCCTCGCCCTTTTGCATGAAAGGGGGTGATTTTACGACGGAGCGCTGGAAGTCGGGCCTGCACCACCCAGTGTCGGTCTACGCCAAGCAGGTGACGCAGGGGAAACTGCGGGAGATGTGCTGTGAGTATGAGGTCCTGGCCTGCCGCCGCCACCTGGAGGACCTGAAGCGGCAGGGGACGGACGGTTTCCCCTACGTCTTCGACACCACCCGGGCGGACCGGATCATCCGCTGGTTCTCTCAGTGCATCCAGGTCCGGGGCGTCTACGCCGGACAGCCCATCGAGCCCCAGCCCTGGCAGGTTTTCGACCAGGGATGCCTATACGGCTGGGTCCACCGGGACACCGGGGCCCGGCGGTTCAACCGGAGCTACTGCAAACGGGGCCGGGGCAACGTCAAGAGCACGGAGGTCAGCTGCAAGTGCCTCTACCACATGTGCGGCGACGCTATCTACCCGCCCTACCGCCCGGAGCTGGCCAAGTTCGAGCTGGAGCCGGAGGTGGAGTGCGCGGCGGTGGACCGGGGGCAGGCCATGCGGGTATTCGGCGACGCAAAGAAGATCGCCCTGGCCTCCCCTAACATCTCCAAGCGCCTGGTGATCCCCCGGTCCAATCCGGTGGTCCACCGGACCCGGGGCGGGTTCATGCGGGCGCTGAGCAAGGACACCAAGAATAAGGACTCCGGCGCGCCCAGCTACTTCGAGGTGGACGAGTACCACGCCCACCTGAATTCGGAGATTTACGACCTGGGCAAGGACTCCTTTGGCAAGCGGGCCCAGTCCCTGCTGGATGTCATCACCACCGCCGGGGACGGTGCGGAGTCGAAGCCCTGCTTCCGGGAGGAGCAGTATGCCAAGCAGGTCCTCCGGGGGGAGGTGGCAGACGAGCGCTATTTCGCGATGATCCGGGAGCTCCCGCTGGACGCCAACCCCCACGACAAACGGACGTGGCTCCTGCCCAATCCGGTCCTGCGCTACCCCAACGAGTACAGCGCGGTCCTGCTGGGGGAGATCGAGAGCGAGTACACCGCCGCCTACGGCTCCAAGGACCCGGCGAAGCTGAGCAAGTTCCTGACCCGCCGGATGTGCCAATGGCAGGCGGAGAGCGTCAACAGCTACCTGGACGCCCGGCTCATGGAGCTTGCCCGGAAGGCCCAGGTGCCCCGGGAGGCATTCGCCGCCCTGACGGACGGCCTCCACTGCCACTGCGGCTTTGACCTTGGCAAGCGGATCGACCTCTCCGGCGCGGGGGCGGTGTTCCCTCTGCCGGACGGGCGGATCGGCATCAAGGCCCACGGCTTTCTCCCGGAGAACGGCGCGCTGCGCCACGAGCAGACGGACCGGGTGCCCTACAAGGCGTGGGCCCAGGGCGGGCACTGCACCCTGACACCCGGCGATGTGACGGATAACAGCTACGTCTACAACTGGATCAGCGCCGGGGAGCGGGAGCACGGCTGGAAGGTGGACGAGGTGGATTACGACGGCCACAACGCCACGGACCTGGCCATTCGGATGTGCGAGGAGCGCAACAATCCGGACTTCTGCGTGGAGATCTCCCAGACCTGCGCGGGGCAGAACCAGGCGGTGAAGGGATTCCGGGAGCTGCTGCTCCAGGGGAGGATCGTGCTGGAAGAGAATCCGCTGCTGCTCTGGTGCCTGGGCAACGCCATCGAGGTCCAGAACAACTACGGCGACGTGAAGCTCAACAAGAAGCACAAAGACGACTCCCAGCGTATTGACCCGCTGGCGGCGGTGATGAACGCCCTGGCGAGAGTGCTGGTGGTGAGTAAAAAGCCGGATGTGGCGGACAAGCTCCGCGAGGGTAATTTCTCATTTTGATTTTTCTTCCGGCACAGCGCCGGAGGGGACATAAATTGTGTCCAACTTGGACACGGAAAGGAGCGGCCATGAAAAATCTGATTCGCGGCTTGGCCCGGTACTGCACAGACCTGGTTCTGCTGGGCGGCGCGGTGTCCGTGGCGGTGGGGGCCGGGATGATCTGTCTCCCGGCGGGGCTCATTGCCGGAGGCGTGCTGGCCATCGCCGGTGCGGTGCTCAGCAGTCTGGGAGGCGGTGGGGAGAGGTGAGCGTCAGCAAGGGCCTTGCGGCCCTCGGGCGGCGGAAGTCGGCCTCCCTGAGCCTGGAGAGCTCCAGAGGCTGGTTCCCGGCGGGCACCCGGCGGGAGCTGACGGCGGACGCCGCCATGAAGCTGAGCGCCGTCAGCGCCTGCGTGGAGATCATCTCCAACGCCATTGGGATGCTGCCGGTATTCGTGATGCAGAGCTCCACCAAGCAGCGTCTGGGGGACCACCCCCTGGGCCGGGTGCTCTGGGAGCGGACCAACGAAGCCATGAGCCCCTTTGTCTTCTTCCGCCTCATGGAGTGTCAGCGCCTCCTGCGGGGCAACGCCTGCGCCTGGATTTACCGGAACGGCTACGGGGAGCCGGTGGAGCTCATCCCCCTGCCCCTCGGCACCTGTGAGCCGGTGATCGAGCCGGGCACCGGACGGCTCTGGTACTTGGCCACGGAACCCAAGAGCGGGCGTATGTACCGGCTGAGCCCGGCGGACATCCTGCATTTCAAAGCCTACTCCCCGGACGGGGTGACAGGCGTCTCCGTTCTCCACCGGGCACGGGAGACCCTGGAGACCGCCTCCGCCGCCCAGCGGTACGAGCAGGCCCTTTACGAGAACGGCGGCAGGCCCTCCGGCGTACTGAAGGCCTCCACGGACCTGAGCGGGCGTGTGAAGCTCCCGGACGGCACCGAGATCGGCATGAAGGACGCGATCCGCCGGGAGTGGGACAAGATCCACGCCGGGCCGGGGAACGGCTTTCGGACGGCGGTGCTGGACCTGGGCATGGAGTACCAGCCCATCGCCATGAGCAATTCGGACGCCCAGTTCGTGGAGAACAAGGCGGTGACCATCGCCGACATCTCCCGGTTTTTCGGGGTGCCCCTCTACAAGCTGGGGGAGGGAAAGCAGAGCTATTCCAGCAACGAGCAGAACAGCATCGAATTCTGCGTGAACACCATCCAGCCCATTGTCACGCAAATGGAGTTTGAGGAGACGGACAAACTCCTGACTCTCAGCGACCGGCGGCGGGGCCTGGAGGTGCGCCACAACATGATGGCCCTCCTCCGGGGCGACACCAACAGCCGGGGGACCTGGTACCGGACCATGCGGGAGATCGGGGCGCTGTCGGTCAACGACATTTTAGCTCTGGAGGACATGCCGCCGGTGCCCGGGGGCGACACCCGCTACAGCAGTCTCAACTACATCCCCCTGGAGGACTTCCGGGAGCTCAGCCGGGCGCGGAACGCAGGCGGGCAGAAAGGAGCGAACGAGTAAGTGGAAAACATCACAAAAGGCGCGGTGGTGCTCAAGAGCGCGCCAACAGCGGTGGACATGGGGCTCATCAACGCCCAGTCCATCCGGGAGCTGAAAGCGGAGGAGGTGTTCCTCTTCCGGATCGCGGCCTGCGACAACCAGGTGGACCGGGATTTCGAGTGCTTCTCCGATGCCGCCCTGGAGGCCCTGTCGAAGCTCTTCGTGGGCCGGACAGTCCTCAGTGACCACCGTTGGTCCAGCAGCGGCCAAATGGCTCGGGTGTATGCGGCGGCGGTGGAGAAGGAGAGCGGCGTCAGCCGCCTGATCCTCAGCTGCTACATGCTGCGAAACGACGCCGCAGCACCCACCATTGACGCCATCGAGGCGGGCATCCTCCGGGAGGTGAGCGTGGGGGTGGCGGTGAAGACGGCCACCTGCTCCATCTGCGGCACAGACAAGGCCCACGGCTACTGTGAGCACCGCCCCGGCAAAGCCTACGGCGGCACTCTCTGTACGGTGGAGCTGGGGGACCCGGCGGATGCCTATGAGGTCAGCTTCGTGGCCGTGCCCGCCCAGCGGGAGGCCGGGGTGGTCAAGAGCTACGGAGGGGACAAGGAGCCCCCGAAAAATGTGTCCAACTTGGACACATCCGGCGGTGAGGACCGGAAGAAGAGATTGTCCGCTCAGATCGAGCTGGAGAAAATCAAATTTGTTGAGGAGGTACCGAGCAATGAATCTGAAGCAGAAACTGTATGACCTGCTGGGACAGCACAAGGGGAAGGTCCAGGAGGCCCAGAAGGCCGTAGAGGCCGGGGAGCTGGACAGGGCGGAGGCCCTGACCAACGAGGCCAAGAGCCTCGCCGGGGAGATCGAGAAGGTCAAGGCCCTGATCGCGGAAGAGGAGCGCTACAACGGCTCTGAGGACGGCGAGGAGGCCAAGAAGGGCATCCGCATCCAGCAGGAGGGCGACGGTCAGGACGGCTACCAGAAAGCGGTAAAGGCATTCGCCCAAGCGGCCCGGGAGGGCTTCCCCAGGCAGAAAGCCGCCGGGGACATGATGCAGGAGGGCGTGGACGCCGACGGCGGCTATACCGTGCCCTCGGACATCGTGACGAAGATCATCGAGCTCCGGGAGGCCCGGGAGAGCCTGCTGGATGAGGTCCAGGTCATCCCTGTTACCACCAAGAGCGGACGCCGGACCTTTAAAAAGCGGGGTCAGCACCAGGGGTTTGCCACCGTGGCCGAGGCGGCCAAGCTGGGCAAGGCCGCCACGCCCCAGTTTACGGTCCTGAACTACGAAGTGGAGAAGCGGGGCGGGTACCTGCCGGTCACCAATGAGCTCTTGGAGGACAGCGACAACAACATCACCGCCGTAGCCCAGCAGTGGCTGGCAGATGAGGCCCGGGTCACCGCCAACAAGGAAATCCTGGCGGTTGTGGCCGCCAAGACGGCCCAGGACCTGAAGGACCTGGACGGCATCCTCAAGGCGTGGGTGGGCCTGGGCAGCGCCTTCCGGTCTACCAGCAAGCTCATCACCAACGACGACGGCCTGCTCTGGCTGGGGACCCTGAAGGACGCCAACGGGCGGTACCTGCTGACCCCCAACCCGGCGGAGCCTCAGCAGCTGCGCCTGTGCATGGGGCCTTACGTCCTGCCGGTGAAGACCTACGACAACGACACCATCCCCAGCCAGGACGGCAAGATCCCCATGATCCTGGGGGACCTGAAGAGCGGCGTGGCCTACTGGGATAGGCGGCAGTTCTCGGTGAAGGTGTCCGACTCCGCTGTGGTGGGCGAATTCAACGCCTTTGAGCAGGACATGACCATCTGGAAGGGAACCCTGCGGGACGACTGCACCACGTGGGATGATGAGGCGTTTGTCAACGGGTATATCAGCGCCGCCGCAGGCACTGGCGCTGACACGCCCATGGGATAAGGGGGAATTCATTATGGCAACAAAGAAGAAAACAACGGCAGCAGAGCCTGAGCAGGTGCCGGAGCTGAAGGAGGACGCTGTGCTCCCGGAGGGACTGGAGGAGGAAGCGCCGGAAGTCCCTGTGCTCCCGGAGGAGATGGGACAGGAGGACGATCCGCTCCAGGAAGACGGCGAGGAGCTGCCGAAATTGGCGTACTACCGTGTCAACTGGCCCGGCGGGGTGCGCCTGCGGGTAGGGCCCGGGCTGGGATACCGCCTCAAGACCACCCTCCCGTGCGGCACGGTGGTCCTGGGCGAGGACGTGGCGGACCTGCTGCGGGAGGATCTGAAGCACGACGACTCTATCTGGCTGCACATCACCTGTGAGGTAGGCAGCGGCTGGGTGGACGGTGCCTATCTGGAGCGGATCAATGTCCCCACTGAGTGATGCCCGCCGGGCATCGCTCCTGGCCTACTGCAAGCTGACGGAGCTGGCTGACGATCCTGAGGTGGCCGCTCTGCTGGAGACCTTCTACGGCGCGGCAGCGGCCTACATGGCCCAGGCCGGGGTGTCCGAGCCGGAGGAGGGCACCGCCCGCCGGTCCCAGTACGACCTGTGCGTCAACCACCTGGTCCTGGACAGCTGGGACAAGCGGGAGGTCTCCGTTTCCGGGACGTCGGGGGACAACCCGGCCTTCCGGAGGATGCTCAATCAGTTGAAGTTGACGGAGAGTATGCAGGAGGTTGCAGAGAATGCTGGTAGGTGACAAAATCAAAATTGCCCCGTCTCAAGGAGACAGGGCAGGGGAGCCGGTCACGGCTACGGTAGTTTATATCCATCCAAAGCGGCGCTACTACGTGGCGGAGTATCAGGGGAAGGACGGTCATCCCCTGCGGGAGACCTTTCCTTTCCGCCACAGGGCGGGGCAGTGATTGAAAAGCTGGGCGGCCTTACCTGAGCTGGTTTTTCAAGAGTAGTGGTCTCTGCAGGAAGCGATCTCCAGCATCCCGTATTTTTCTCACTCGTCTACTTCGATCAGCTCATGCTCCGTGCCCAGTCCGGCGTCCAGTCTTGCGGCGGCTTCCCGGATGCGCCGCAGGTTCTCCTCTGTGAAAAAGGGGTCAGTGGAAACCGGGAACGGGATGCCGCCTTCCCGCACAGCCTTTTTGAAAAAGACGGTAACTGCGGTGGTAAGGTTCATTCCCAGCTCTTGGCAGAGATTTTCCATACTGCGCTTGAGGTCTTCGTCCATACGGATGTTGAGGTTTGTCTGTGCCATGGATCATCACTCCTTTGTTACTTATCAATGTGTACATACAAATTATTTGGCAGTGACAAAATTTGACAAAACACAGTGCGTATCGTATAATAAAAAAGCCGTCCAGCCGGGACGGTCAGAAGGGCACTGTTACATAGGCGGTTAGCTCACTTTCCTCGCGATTTTAATCGAGAGGAGGTGAAGTACATGTGGAAAAAGAAACTCTGCGCTCTGCTGCGTTTCCTCGTGTTTGCAGCAATTGCGGCGCATTTCCTCACCACATATGCGCGTTGACCGCCCGGCTGGTCCCCGGACGGTCAACTCAATTGATCGGATGGTAACGGGCTAACCGCCGTAACGGTGCCCTTCTGTTGTCATTATACCCGTCCGCCGCCTGTTTGTCAACAACCCGGCAGTAACAAAAATTTTCAAAACCTCTTGACTTTCTTGTTGCTACGATATATAATTATCGTAGCAACAAGAAAGGAGGCGAACTAGTGCCTGCTAAGAGAGGCCGTCCTGTTTCTGATGCTCCAAAAGATTACATGCTCCGGGTTCGGATGGACCAAGAAACATTGCAGCAACTTGATGAATGCTGCGAAGCTAAGAATCTTTCCAGGTCGGAGATTGTTCGGAAGGGTATTAAAGAACAGTACAGCCAAATAAAAAAATAGAAACAGCCCGCTACCGTGGAAAGTCCCGGACTGTTCCTATTTACCAAACCAAGGAGGTTTGATAAATCTGATTATATCAGACCTGCCTTGCGAATTCAAGGAGGTTTTTGAAAATGCCGCACATTTCCTTCGCAAAAATCTGCAAAGACCGGGGGATCAGCGTGTTGTCCTATGATGCTGTCCCGGAAATTGCAGATATGCTCCATCTGACGCCGCAGTGTCAGGGAGCGGCTACGATTATAGCCGAACACCCGATCATCCTGGTTGACAGCAGGATGCCTAAAGAGGAACTGCGCTACACCATCGCCCATGAGCTGGGACATATCCTTCTGGGGCACCTGAGTTTCCGCATGGAGAATGGAGCCCAGCCGCCTCAGGCCGAAATGGAGGCCAACGCCTTTGCGGCCGCGCTGATTGCGCAGGACCTGATCCTCACATACGGCGAGAGGGGGGCCGACCATGAGTGAGAAACAAGCGCGGCACCTGGCGGAACTGCTGACCGACAGGCAGAAGCGGGACCTGCTGCTCCTGGCGGCGATCCTGCTGAAGGAGCACTCCAGTCAGAGGAGGGCCGGGTGATATGGACGATCTTCAAATCTTCGAGAACCCGGAGTTCGGGACCATTCGGAGCGTTGAGATCGACGGTGAGCCCTGGTTGGTGGGCAAGGACGTGGCAACGGCTCTAGGGTATAGCAATACGAAAGACGCACTTGCTCGTCATGTAGACGATGAGGACAGAAGGGGGTCGCGAATCCCGACCACCTCCGGGGCTCAGGAAATGACCATCATCAACGAATCCGGTCTCTACAGCCTGATCCTCTCCAGCAAGCTCCCCGGCGCGAAGAAGTTCAAGCGCTGGGTGACGGGCGAGGTCCTGCCTGCTATCCGCAGGACCGGCGGCTACATGGCACCAGCCAAGACTTTGCAGGACCTGACCGCCGCCGTCCAGCTTCTGTCGGAGCAGGTGGAGGCACTGCTGTCCCGGGAGAACGAGGCACCCGCCGCACTGCCGCCCTCCTCGACCCCGCAGCTCTCTGTGAGCGACCGGGTCCCGGGTATTGCGGCCCGGCGGCGGTGGCTGAGGACGGTGAACGAGAAGCTGGACCTGCTGTCGGCAAAGCTGGGGCGCACCCACAACTCCATCCTTTCCAGGGTGTACCAGATCATGGAGCGGGACACAGGCGCCGTCCTGGAGGACGAGCGGATCAAGGCCATTGAGACATACAGCCTGGGGGAGTGCTCCATCTTAACGGCGGTCTTCTACAACGAGAAACTGAAAGCGTCGTTTGAGGACATTATTGACTTCAACCTCGCTCCGGAAAATCGGGGCTGGTAATACAAGTAAAAACGAGTTGGGCGAGGCTGCGGGCCTCGCCCTCTCTTGTTTTTGGAAAGGGGTGATCTATGGCAAAGCAGGCGAACGCCGGGGAGCTGCGGACCCTGGTGTATTTCCGAAAGGTCATCAAGGAGACGGACGAGGAGTGCTACCCCCGGGTGAGGGAGGAGCCCGTCTTCCAGGACGGCGCGGGCCGGGAGGTCCCGGTCCACTGCAAGTGGGTCAACGCCCACGGTGCGGAGGTCTTCTCCGCCATGCAGTTGCAACTGCGGCAACCGGCAACGCTGACCATGCGCTACTCGCCGCGCATCCAGCCCACGATGCTGGTGTACAAGGGCCGGGACCCGGTGCCCTATGAGGTCATCAGCGTGGACGACGTGGAGGACCGGCACTGCTGGCTGGAGGTCACGGTGCAGCGGAAGGGGGCGGCGCGGTGAGCGTGGAGGCGAAGCTCAAGGCGGCGCTGGGTCCGTTCGGGGACCCGGTGGAGGCGAATCTGCTGTACGCCGCCGCAGATCAGCTCCCGCCCCAGTATTACACCTTTGCCCTGTCCTCCCGTGGAGATGATTTCGGTGACGATGAGCCGGGGTGCGAGGTGTGGCAGGTGTCGGTCCACTTTTTCGCCCCGCTGGACGGGAACTACACCCAACGGCAGAGGCAGACCAAGCAGGCCCTCCACCGGGCGGGGTTCACGTGGCCCAGGTGTGTCGACGCCAGCGACCAGGAGGGACAGCACCTGGTGTTTGAGTGCGAGATCGTGGAGGAGGTGGAGGTGGATGGCGAGATTTAGCGTGGATGGGCTGTTTGATTTTGATGAACTTCTGAATGCCGGAGCGCTTCCCAATGATGTGATGGATAAGATGCTCCATGCCTCAGCGGACGTGATCGTGAACGCGCAGAAGAAGACCGCAAAATCGATACTGCGCGGGAAGTATGCCACCGGAAGATTGGCCGCTTCCATCACCAAGGGCCGTGTCAGACGGTCCAAAGACGGAAGATCGATCGAGATCGGCTTCAAGAGTGGACGCGTCCGGGGCAAGAAGGAACCGCGCCCCACCAGCAACGCGGAGATCGCATTTCTCAACGAGTACGGCAAACGCGGTCAGCCGCCCCGGCCTTTTATCCAGCAGGCCAATGAGCAGTGCCGGGAGAAGGCTATCGAGGCGGCAGAGACCGAGTATAACAAATGGCTGGAATCCATGGGATTCTAGGGAAAGGAAGAAATTATGGCAAGCTTTGGAGCAAAGAACCCCTATTTCTGCAAGGTCAAGGAGGAACCCGATGGTAAGCTCCCGGTCTATGATGGAGAGCCGGTGAAGATCGGGCGGCTGGTGAAGGCAGACCTGTCCATCACTATGGCCTCCGGCAAGCTCTACGCCGATGACGAGCTGGCGGAGAGCGTGGAGGAATTCGCCAGCGGCTCTTTGACCATGGAGACCGATGATATCATCGACTCGGTAGCGTCGGTCGTCTACGGGACCACCGTAGAGGAGAAGACGGTCCACTACAACACCAAGGATGATCCCCCGTCCGGCGGTCTGGCGTACTACAAAAAGCTCATGCGGAAGCGGAAAGTGCTGTACAAGGGAGTTTTCCATCCCCTCGTCAAGGCGTCCCTGGGCAACGACTCCGCCAGTACCAAGACCGACAGCATCACCTTCGGCACCAGCTCCACCACCTTTACGGTGTTCGCCGCCGCCAATGGAGATTGGCGGATCACGGAGGATTTCGACACGGAGGAGGAGGCCATCGCCTGGGTGACGGGCCGGTTTATGCCTGCTTCCGGCGGCGACCAGCCCGCAGGGTAAGCCATGAAGGCAGTAAAGATTAATCTGGCCGGACGGGAACGGCACCTCTGTTTCACCGTGGAGGCCATGTTCCAGATCGAGGAGCGCTTTGGCGGTGCGCAGGAGCTGACAGACACCATGGAGGCCAACTCCAGGATCGGCTTTGAGGCCGTCTGCGGGGCCGCTGCCATCCTGGCGGAGCAGGGGGAGCTGTGCCGCCGGAGTATGGGGTATGAGCCGGAGCCTCTGTGCAGTGCGGAAGATATCGCCGTCACCATGGTCCCCACAGATTTGGCCCGGCTGAAGCTGGCGGTTGTGTCGGCCATTACTCTGGGCTATGGCCGGGAGATCAGGCCGGAGAACGATGAGGTCGATCTGGGCCTGTCGGAGCTGAACGAGCAAAAAAAAACAAGGTGACCAGGTCCCACTACATCCGGATCGGGGTCCTGTGCGGCCTCACCCGGCGGGAGACACTGTTGTCTACCCCGGGTGAGGCCGGGGACCTCTGGGAGCTGTATGTCCAGGCCCACCAGCAGAAGCGGAAGCGGGAGGAGGATGACTGATGGCGATACGCACCATATCCACCAGAATGGCCATAGAGGGGGAGGCCCAGTACAAACAGGCCATTTCCGCCTGCAATGGGGAATTGAAGACGCTGAAATCCTCCCTCGCGCTGGTGGAGAGCTCCTTCAAGGGCAATGCCAATTCCATGGAGGCCCTAACGGAAAAGGGCAAGGTCTTGGCTGAGATGAGCGCCCAGCAGGGGACCAAGGTCCAGGAACTGCGAAAGGCTCTGGAAAATGCGCAGGAGCACCAGAAAAAATATTCGGATGCCGCCGCTGAGGCAGGGCAGAAGGTGGCGGAGTACAGCGCCGCTCTGGAGACGCTGAAAAATTCTGCCGGTGACACACAGGCCGAACAGGCCGAGCTCACCAAAGAAATTGATAAATGGAAAAAGGCCCAGGAGACTGCCGAAGCATCAAATTATGCCGCCGTCAAGAGCATTCAGAATTGGCAGCAACAGATCAACAAGGCCAAGATCGAGCAGAACAGCCTCAAAGAGGCGGTCCAGAAAAACAACCAGTACCTGGAGGAGGCGGCTTCCAGCGCTGATGGATGTGCCACCTCTATTGATGAGTATGGGAAAGCGGTCGAAGATGCCGCAACGTCCACCAAAGAGGCCGTCGAGGGGGAGAAGGCGTATAAGCAGTCTGTCTCCAACTGTGACAGCGAGCTTAAAACGCTGAAATCCTCCCTGGCTCTGGTGGAGAGCCAGTATCGGGGC